GTTAAATTAGTCAGACCGGGCAATTTTAATTTTGGAATTGCCCGAACATCAAGAATCTCTGGCTTTGTGAAGACATTGTCAAGTGGATATTCCTTCTCAAATTCAACCAGGATAGTTGTTGGCACAGCTGGTGATTGTTCAATGAGACGGTCGTATTCAGTCTTACAATTGTTTACGAAATCTAAGCCATCAGAGTTTCGTTCTTCACGCGCAAGAGCCATCGTGAGACGAATGTTTCTGGAGAGGAGACCATAGGACAGAGCTGCCGCCTTGTGATTCTCCATCAATTCGTTAATCTTAAGGAATTGCATGATCGTAGCAACCAAACCAGCGATAAGATTCAAACCACCAATCACAGATGGGACCATACCACGAACCGATTCTGGGAATTGTTCTTGAGCAAAGTTTGCTGTACCAGTAAGAGTTGATAGCACAATGACGGGTAAAGTAAAACGCATACTCAATCGCTTGTACATAAGGAATGCCCTGTGGTGCATGTATCTGTAACATCCAGCGGCTTCGCCCCACTGTCTTAAAATGGTTTCATGTTGGTCATTCCAACTATCACGTCGATGCTCGAGTTCTTTTTGCTTCATTATTTGTTCGTCAAAAATTTCTGCACTCATGTTATAATAGATGAACATAATATTTTGGATTCATCTCGTGTTTTTGATAGCAATTCTCGTAGTTCCGTTTACAAATGATGTTCGGAATCTCGAATTCTATTCCATACTCATTCCATTTTTGTTCTATCATTGGTCAGTCAATGATGACACATGCGCTCTTACACAAATGGAGATGGCAGTAACGGGTCAGCATAAAGAAGAAACTTTTATGCATAGAGTGGTTTCTCCAATCTACAAGATGGAAGATAATGACATAAATAACCTCACAAAAACGGTATTTTTCACGCTTTGGGCTCTCGTCCAGTACAGACTTGGTCGCTTCGATACGTTTATTAGTGACCTAAGATTGATGGCATCTGGTAAAATTCCAAAGTAAAAAATGAAATCATGGAGAGAAGAAGAATTAGAAAGGCTCAAAAAGGAGTATAGTTTTTATAAAGGTACCGATATAAAAGACAAATTAACGGGTGGTCTAAGATCAAAAGCTTTAAAATTGATCATAGACTATCATGAACGCATGCTTAGTAACCTAAGTAATAACATATAGTTACATTAATTATAAACATGCTTAACTATATTGATCCAAGTGAACACTCCATTATCGGTAACGGATATGTGATTAAACACCACATCACTGTTATCGACATGGACGAGCAAGCGTCTAAGTTCTCCTTCTGGCTCAATATATTCAAAAACATAACTGATGACATGTACATTAACCCCTTGCCTAAGAAGCACATTAAGAAGTTTTACGCAAATCTCACAACTTTGAAGGGAGATTTCGTTGTTCAGATGAACGAAAAGGAGAGTCTTCAAAGGGTTGGGGATAAAGTTCACTATATTTATTAATAAGATGAATTGCTTGGTATAAAGTTTTGGAACTATGATAGCATAGAACAAAATGAACATTGAACAGCGTATATCAGAATTGAACCATGCTCTTGAATTTCATCAACAAAAGTACGTTGAAAATATTCAACTCTTAGAGACTAAATTAGAAAAAATTAGTAGTCAACTTGACCGAACAAACTCACCAATCCGCCGAGAAATTTTGATGAAGCAGATCGATTATTATGAAGATCAGATTCATCGCATGGACCACGCAATCGAAACAATCAGACAGGAAATTAATACTAAGATTGTGGAATTGGAAAAAATAAAAAAAGATCAAGAGAAAACCAAAGAAAAAGAAAAGAAGTCGTTCGAATACAATATCAAAAAAGTTAGGGAATGTATACAAAAACGTAGTACTGGTAATATTTTTGATATCTTTGAACATATAGCTAATTCTCTTGAAATTATTAGAGATGAGATTGTTCAAAACGAAAATGGTCAAAAAAATGAACAGAAATCCTAAAATGATGATACACGATCATACATAATGCATCTGCAATATCATGTTTTCTGTCATATGGAATATCTTCATTTAAATATTTATTTGCAATAGAAATAGTCCTTTCTTTTCGTTCCTCATAGTTTAAATGTCTCATACCAAAATGTGTATGCATGCTCACAGGTGAAACAAGAACAACTTTATCTTTGAACATGTAATGTAGAAGTATCTCAATATTTGTAAATCCCCCGGGTGGTTGTCGTTCTATAAGTATAGTATCAGCTGCTTCAAATATATATTTATGGTCATCTACAAATAAAGGGATGAGATCTACAAAGTCGTTTGAGTAAATGTATTTATAATCTTCAAGACTCACTTTCTTCATAAATTCAACTTCAACTTTTGGTCCTTTTCCACATTCCGCGAGAACAAGTCCCATATTATGATAACCAATATCTATGGCTAGAATCTTCATATCTTTATGTAAAAAATATTCCTTAACTAATATAAATGAAGACCAAGACAAAGACACAACTCATGTGGTCTGCACTTGTTTTACTCACACTCCTTTTGGGGTATATGTATCAGAATCCAAGAATTGTTAAAATTCCAGTCGAGATACCCGCGCCACCACAACGTCCAATTATGAGACGTGATCGTCGCCGAGAACCAGAGTTTAGAGGACCACCCATTAAGCAATATAAACCTGGTCACATGCAGCAAATGGGTATATTGACAGGAGCTGGACAGGAGACACTCCCTCTGTATGGGAAAGAGGTAACGGGGCGTCGCGATAGGTATCACTATTATACAACAACTGGTGGCGAAAATTTGTATCCAGTCCCCGTAGCATTTAATGGTCGTGATTGTATGGAAGATATTGGTTGTGAAGAATTATACGGAAATGAATCAATCTCGGTAACTGGTAAGACTGGTTCATATGCGGTAAAACTTTATCGTACAGATGATTTCTTTTAGATTACTTTTTAGCTTCTTCACCTTTAAGAGCTTTTTCAAGTCTTTTCTTGGTATCGTTCGCAATCACGGAACTTGAGCAAGAACACAAGATTGACATTATGCATGTTGCTAACATAATTGGTGGAGTTCTGATAGGACTTTTGGAAGCTGCGTAAGAAAGTAACATTAAACAGCACATAGAACTTGTGAGGGTTGCCAATCTTTCTGGTTTCATTGGTTCATCACCACCGAATATAAGTCTATAGTATGCCCATAAAGGCAATATAACTGGCATAAGCGGTAACATGAAAGGCATCATGACGAGGGGGATACCAAAAGGTGTGCTTACCATTTATTATACGTCAACAAAAATTATTTCGCAAGCTCATAATAATATCAAATTCTCTTCCCTGAAGTCCTGGATTTCTTGAGAGTCTCGCTTTGAGTCTCAAGAGTTCCAATACTGTATCGTCGTCAAGATTTTTGAAAAAATCTCTCAATGTTTCAATATTACTTAAACCTCGTGCATCCTTTTGAGATTGAACATATGGCCATGTATGTCTTCGAAGCGTTGCAACTTCTTCTTCAAGTTGTCTAATCCGTGGAATAAGTACTTTTGTAATTAAAAGACGTGTTTCCATTTACTTAAAAATGTGGCACATCTTTAAGATATGTTGAAATACGCAGCTCTAAATCATGAATTACCCAGAGTAATAAAAGATGTATATCGTTCTGGTTCTAAGGTGATTTTAGATTATGCACGTGAAAATTGCAAACTTGAAGATGCTCAACATGTATCAAATGTAAATATGGCAATGATATCAAATGTACCAGGTTCTATGTTTGCACTAAAAATGACTTCATTTGGTTCCAGAAGCTCACCTAATTTAGCGAGAGCACATATGAAAAGGGTAATTCAGCACGCAATAAATAACAGTTGTCAGGTGTGTATTGATGCGGAAGATGTTCTATATCCAAGCGAATGTTATAATTTAATGCTCGAGTTCAATCGGTATGAACCCCATGTTTTTAAAACATATCAGATGTATCGAATCTCAGCTCTCAGAGAACTTGAAATTGATCTTCGTGCGGCTGAAAGACATGGTATAAAATTAGGTGTAAAACTTGTACGGGGTGCATATATGGGAAAACAAAACGGACTTCTTCCAAACAAAATGGAAGTTGATAAATCATTCCGCCAAGGTTTAACTATGTCACTTGGTGCGAGTAACAATGTACACACCCTTTTGGCAACTCACAATACAGAAGATATCAAGTTTGCTCGACGTACTTCACATAAAAGATATAAGGTTGCGCAACTCTTAGGAATGGGTGAGGACTTTCCAGATTACCGTTATGTACCATTTGGCTCCTTAAGTGAGCTTAGTCCATACTTATTTCGAAGATTTTTGGAAAGACTTAAATGGTCTTAAAAATATCTTGCGAAAGATATTCAATGGTGAAAACACTCAAGAGGTTTGGGTATTGGTCACCCGAACCAAAACCTATACATAAAAGGTATAGTGTAGTGGCAGCGCATCGACATGAAAAAATCCAATATGAAAAGAAGAAGGATGAAATTACCCGTGTCGCACTTCAACAAATGTATGAAGCACCATCATTACGAGAGCCATATAAAATAACTCCAAGACAAATGCGTCTCAAGATGATTCTTCACGAAGCTCTGGATATTGCACACAGTATTTGCGAACACGAAGACGCTCAATCGTGTAGGTGGGCATGGGAAATGGTTGATGAAATTGATGATGCTGCGACACGGGCGGGTGTCAGGTACCAATAATTTCCTCACCTATATTAAATGGAGTACGAAAAACTCAAAGAACAAGTAAAAAAGATGGGTTTCCGAGTGACGAAAGATGTCAAGGGAAAACGTGTTAAGCTTACAAAAAAAGAACTCGTAGCAAAACTTCCCACCAAGAGCACCACTCCACAAACACTTGAAAACCAGGCTAAAAGTGCTAAAAAGTTTATTCGCGTGTGTAAGATGGTACTCAGAGAAGCTGAACCAAATTCACCGAGAGTACAACGTGTTGTTGCCCAGCCGGTGCGTATGTCACCAAGGCGTGTAGCTGTACCACCTCCACCTCCACCTCCACCAATGAGTCTCAATCCGCGAGCGGCACTTTTAGCCGACCTTAAGGCTAACCTAAAGAAGCGCGGACTCGCAAAGAATTAATACCTAAGTCACGTGATGTAATTACATTTTCAAGTTCAAAAATGCCCCTCACCCCCGAAAAGAAAAAGTTCCTCAAGAAGATCAGTGGTGGTCTTCGCGTTCTCATGAGTTGTTCATACAAAGCTGATGAGATCGCAACCGATCCCGAATGCCCCATTGAAGAGTTCATCAGGGATAATCTCATGACCCATGGACAGTTTTCGGAAGCAAAGTTTGATACAGTGGTGGATACCGCACGCGATGAAGATCTCGTCAAACTTCTCAAGTATTTTGACGACATGGACATGTATATAAAACGTGTTTACTACGAGGCAAGTTTGCCCATGGATGATGAATATGCGTCTCTCATTGAGAATGGAACGTTAGTGACTTTTGAGGATTTTAATTCCAAATCTTTTTAACATAAATCTATTGACATCCCCAAAGTTTGGTTGACTCCACAGGTACCATCGTGACCAGAAACCAGCACCACCAATACCACTCATCTTCCAATCTTCCTTGTCACTTTTATTGATGCCGCGCATCATTCTGTGTATCATCGCTGGATTACGTTCGGCGATGATACTTTTTGGGATCTGACCACCGTGTCTAAGGACATACGAACGCATACGTGAAGGATTCTTGTGTTTGGTGTAGTCGGAATACCCACTCGCACCAAAGTCAACAGTCCTGCCGTCTTCTAAAATTGCCCTGAACTTCTTTTTATGATCCGGGCTACGAATAATTTTGACGCGCATACTTATAATCTACTATTAATTTATTTTCGGCAGGCACCACAGTATCCCTCCTTCTTAGCTTCTGGGAGGAAGAAAAGTCGTTCTTCACCACGCTTCACGCGGTACATGTGATCATACATGTGGAGGAGACCGATGGCAAGAGCCGCGGTGGATACAACAGCCTTGTTCATCTTACGTACACTGAATGCATAAGCCAAGATGAGACCAAGAATGCTCATCTGAACGAGGGACAACTTTGGTACCGCTGGCATCACAAATCGTTGTTCCAATTCTGGGGTTTCCTTGGTAGGTTCTGGGGTAAATCGTTCCATTTTCGCGCCGTAACCTGGCATTTTTATTTTATACGGAGAAATTAATGTGGCGTGTCCTGCTGTTACCAGTGGTTCTGGTTCTTCGCGATTACTTTAAGACACCTATTGACACATTATACTTTCAAAAGCCGCTACGACCTCTCGTGGGTATGAGAAACACAATTATTGATTTCATATATTATAAACTTGATTATAAAGTTTTAGACTACACAAATCTTTGGTTTGTCAAGGCAAATTACAATAAGATCCTCTATGAATTTGAAAAGGGGGTCAACAGCGCCAAGAAGCACTATTTTCATAAACTTGATCCATGGTTCAAGAAGAATGATAAGTATTACTACTATAAAGTTAAGGACTTCCCCGAGATTCAAAAAATAATTGACCAGATTCCATGTGTTGATAAAGAGACTGCCAAGTTCGCTGTAATGGACGCACCTATGAATATACCAGCACATCGAGCTGAAAGTAATATGATGTTGAGATACCACCTTACAATTAAGAGTGGTCGTGATTGTGTATTGTACACCGAATATGAGGCGCATAGACACCAAGCTGGACACGAGTTCTTATTTGACCACTCAAGATATCATAGAGTCACGAAGCGCGGATTTCAAAAAAGAGTGGTTCTTATTTTGGACATCTACCGTTTCTAAGAGATGCTTACGACACACCGCCTTGTACATATCCGTGCCACCCACCAACTCAAGTGCATCACTCTTGACAATTCTTTTCGTGAATGGTCCAGGTGTTCCATTACAGCAATCCATACAGAGGGCGGAGAGCTTTACAACATCACTCGCCATCGGAATACAGTCTAGGATCTCACCAAACTTCTTCTGTTGATAGTCTCCATCAAGACCCGCGAGAATCACAGATTTGTCTAGAAAAAGACACATCTCCACGAACTCTTTGAGGTTTGAAAAGAATTGAGCTTCGTCAACCGCCACAATTTCGGCATTACAGAATGATTCCTCAATGATACAATGAGAAATGTGATCGACTTTGAGACATGGAAATTGAACACCATCATGGGTGTTTAGGACTTCATCGGGTGAGCGAGTATCTTTTGCAGAGTTGATAACAACAATCTTCTTACCTATGACTTTGTATCTCTTAAGTCGTCTGATAAGTTCAGAAGTTTTACCAGAAAACATATTTCCCATAATAATTGTGAGACCCATCTCAGCTTTCTATAAAATAATCTTTCTTTTTTATAATGGTTGATATACAGCGGGCGTATTTCAATGGGCATCACGGGTGGATGTCGGCAAAAACGGGAAGAGTTCGCTTTGGTAACACAATTTACTCAAATATTTTCGAAGCAATTAAACATCTGAGTCAAAAATAACCAGCGACGTGCATTTTTACTAAAACTACAGTGGACACCAAACTTAATACAGTTCCAACTAAACAACAATTGTAAC